TGCTTCTTGTTTGCTTAAAGCTTCAATGCTTGAATACTCATTGCCTAACACTTTGTTTATGTATGGCATCAGTTCTGTTGTGCCTATCTTTTTTTCAAATGCGCGCGCTCGAATCATGCCACGCTGCTTAGGTGACGCATACTGTTTAGTGTCTGTCGTGTCACCAAATGGTTGCTCTAAGTCTGCTCGAATGGGCGTTACCTCTGCGATTGGTGAAGGCTGGCGTGCCTGTACCTCATTGCGTGATGCTATGGATTTGCCTATGCCCATACCTAAGAAACCGAGCGCACGACCTAAACACGATGTGCTGGCGTTCATCATTTCGCTACCTTTTGTGTACGGTGTGCGACCGGGTATCGGTTCCCAGCAGTAGGCAACGGTTGGCACAAGATCATCTAATGCGCGCCACACCGTACAACTAATCTCAACATATTGCTGATTGTCTACTGTCACGATTACTGGTTTTGTTTCTTGTATGCGCAGATCAGGCCAACGCTTCAACGCCTCAGCTAGTCGAGTCGGTACATCTACATAGTCGCCTAAGTTAAATGCGCTCATGACATGTACGCCACACATGCGTTAAGTAACTGGCTACTTACTTTTAAATCCTCTACCAGTGTTGCAATGTGCGCTTCTAGCACTTCGTTTCGTTTGCGCGCTATCACTAATTGATCAATCAAGTAATGGTTTGTTAATTGTGCTTCGTTAAACTCGCTCATAATTCTCTTTCCATTCCGACTGCGTCCTCGTAATCTAAAACGCAATCATGTGAGCCGTTATCGTGTCTAGCAACATGGACTATATTTTGTACTCTCATTTCGTCATACAAATTATCGGCAATCGCAATCCATTTTTTTAATTGTTTTTCCAGTTCTGCGTTTTCTGCTTTTAATGTGTCACGCTCGCGCGCTACTTTCATGCCGTGCTCTGATTGTGCGCGCAATTGCTCACGATTGCCGTAGTAAGGGTCATAACTGCGTCTCATACACACCGCCAGACAATCGCCTGGTTGCCAGCGCGCGTTAAACGCCTAATGCCACTGTCAATGACATGACCGTCTTTGACTAGCGTGCCTCGAGTCGGCCGCACTGTGTTGCCTGACATGTTTAACGCTGTTTCTATTTCCTCATCGGTTGCTGGGCGACCCAGCAGGTAGGCGTGTACTCGTGCGCGTTTCTTACCTGTTTTCGGTTTGACTTTTAGCGCAGCGTTTACGCTTGTTTGTTTTGCTTCGCGCGCAATAATTACAATGTCACGATCTATTGCTGGGCGCTCGAATGTGCCACCTAAGCCGATTGATGGTGCGAACATTTCTAGTTGGTTAGTTTGCACGAGTTAATAACATTTCTAGCCGGCGTGCTTCTGACTCTAAATCTTTAATGCGTGTTTCTAATTCACCGATAATGCCCATCAGATATCGCACTTCAATCTCAAGCACTTTTGGTGATGCGTCTGGCATCTTGCTAATTTGCTCGCCTATCAATTTGAATTGGCGCATGCGATCAAGATTAAGTTGATGTTCGCGTTCCATTTGCATGTCAAATGTTTCGTTGTATTCGTTCTCGGTCATTGCTTTTTCTTTTCTGTTTGGTTTATATTTTGAACATGATAAAGGACAGTAGTCGCAGAGTAAGACCGCATGCAACCATTGCCCACGCAAAATCCTCAACGGTCATTTGCAGGTCTTAGTTCTGTTGCACATATCCCAAGGTATCCAACCGTCACCTGCAGCCTTTTGCCAATAATCAAATAACAGTTTGCCTGCTTTTAGATTAGTGAATGGGTCAAGTAATGGTTCTTGTGTGCATATTTTCATTTGTAAACAAATTATTGCTGTCGGATTGCGTTTAATGTCAAAATTCAAACCATTTATTTGAAGGATTGATGTATCACTCAAATGATTTGAACCGTCGTGGCCTGTGATTTTGCAATCCTTGTCCACTGTTTCGCCCCCGCGTCGAATACAACAGCCGCTTTCGCGTAAAGCGATTTGTGTAAGTTTGCCAATTTGATCAGGTTGCCAACCTGCTTTGAGCGCCAGCGCTGGTAGCCATGAGCAGTCACCATGCCTGTATACAGGCGCTGGTGGCGTTGTAGTAGTCACTGGTGGCACATATCTGTATATGTCGGCCATAGCCTGCCCAAAACCGCCTAACGCCTCGTATGGCTTGTCTGTTGGCGTGGTAGTTGACATGTCTGGTAGCGGTTGTGGTATCTGGCTGACACCTACCCCGATTGCAGATAACGCAAATGCGATAGTTAATTTGATGATGAAGTGCATGAGTGCCCTCGACTTTCTCGGTCAAGAACACCTTACACGGGTTTTTTGATTACCGCAGGTATTAGCCCAAACACCTTATCCCAAGCTTGTTTTGCAAGTTCTGGACTATTGCAGATCACTGGGTTTACTTCAACATGCCACCAATCACCTGGCTCAAATGTGCCACCTTTCCAGGTAGCGCGATCACATTTCCACGATCGGTTAAGCGCGTAATCAATGACAAGTTCAATGCCAAGCGTGTCAGCGTTTTCTAATAATTTGTTTATGTACGCAAGCGACACCTTGCGGCCGTCTTGCCTACCTTTACTGGTTGCAGATATCCAACGATAAGAAATGTCGCAGGCAACGCCTTTTGCATGATTAGACACAATTCCAGGTTTGCCTCGCACATCGCGCACAACCCAAGTGCCGTTATTCCACAACGATTTATCGGAATGATAAACAGCGCGCGACACCCATATGTCCATGCCAGCCAACGGTTTGGCTACGACCGGCGCGGCATTAACTGTGTACGGTTTCATTCGGTTTCGCTTTTTGGAGTTTTCTTTATACCGTTTGACGCGACCAAACCCGATAGCGCGCCCGTGAGAAACACGCTGATTGTGCTCAACAGGTCAACAATGCTGCCGTCAAGCGGTGACAATTCTGCAGGCATATTTACAAACAACATGCCAAACAACAAACCAACCACCATGATTGCAAATGTAATTGCCATTGTTACGCCAACTATAAAAACTAGTCGAGCGTGTAAAGCTTCATTTTCTAATTTCGCACCTGTCCGCAGTGACATTTTGGCATGGCCTTTCTATAGTTGTGTTTTTAATTCTGTAAATTGTTGTGTTATTGGTTTTGCTAAACGAACACGCTGACAATAAAATACAAGCAAAACTAATTAATAAGCGTTTCAAATTCATTGTCAGTAATTCCGAGCCTGTCGAGTATTGTTTGGCGTGTGTCTGCTTTGGCTTTTTCTGTTTTTGCTTTTGCTGTGGCTTCTTTTTTTGCTTGTGCTTGATCTGTTTCTAGTTGTGCTAGTTCTGTTTCGTTAAAATCGCGCGTGATTGTTTCGCCAGTTGTCGCGTCGTGAATTGTAATTTGTGGGGTAGTCATATAGTCCTTAACTGTTTGAGTAGCCATAAATTTTGTATGTAAAACTTGTAGTGCTGCTTGAAGTAGTAATTGTGATGTCTGTGTATTGTGTTGTTGTATTTAACGCACCACCAGACCACCAATTAGATATCTCAATAGCACTCAAACAACTGCCAATATTGCTAAATGATGTTTTTGCCGCAAGGTTAGGGCTAAAAATATTTAATGCTGTGTTACCGCCGCCTGTGGATACTTTGCCTGTGTAAGTCCATTTATTTGTTGACAAAGTACTTGTTAAAACTGTCGCACCGCCACCATAAGAGTTATTTTGGTTCATATTCCAGTTGTAATTACTTCCTGTATCAGGCGAACCTGATGTTCCTAATTGTAAAAATTGTCCTGTGCCGTCGCCGGCCGTGTAATTTATAAGCATCAAATAATTGTCATAAGTTGAACTAAACACATTGTTTATTTGTACTGTTGCCGATGTTGTAATTGTCCCGCTTGTAATAAAAGTGAGACCGCTAGTCGCTGTAGGGCCTGCACTTGGAAACCATAGCGAAACGCCAGCGCTCGTAAAATACAATGTGCCAGAACCATACTGTGCAATTGTTAAAGGCCCAGCACTTGACACGGTCGCAGTGCCGGCAGTAACAGTCGTGACACCTGCACCAATGTTTTGAATGATCAAAGTATCGCCAGCGCTAAACAACGATGTGTTTACGGTGACAGTGTTTCCTGATGCGACATTCATCACAACACGCGTGCCCTTGTCGGCAGCAACCAATGTGTAACTAGCAGTCTTGGTGCTGACCGTCTGGTTGTAGTCGTTGGCTTGCAAAGTGTTCATTTGCGCTGCTGTTAAAACCTGCGCTGGTGTAAATGTTTGTATTGACATATTTCTCCTTAGATTACCCTAGAACATTGCCTGCGTTGAGTATGCCGTATATCGCGTCATCTAATATAAATTCGTAAACAATGACCGTTGGTGAAGTGAACAACGCAATTGAATGACCTTGAGACAGGCTGATTGAATGTTCGACACCTTCAATTGCTAGTTCTTGCGCTAATTCGCTGGTAGTTGCACCAGTCGTGAATGTGTGTTCAATTGTGATTGTCTGCCCAATGTCAATGATTGCCACCTGGTCGCGCTGTAGTCCTGTAAGGCTCATAAACGCTGTTTCAACAGATGTGTACCGCGCTATTGGTTCAGGTTCTAATAGGTAGTTAGCAAGGCTTAGCGCGGCTGTGTTGTCGTGTAGCAGGCTCTCAGTGATGGACTGGGTTTGAATAAAATACAAAGTTTGGCTGGCAGCGTCATCGGCCACCTGTGGATTGTTACTGCCTCGAATGGTCACTGATGCGCGATTGCATACCTGATCGGCTTGAAACGAAATGCCCACCCCGCTATAAGGGATGTTTGTGCCGTCATCGTGAAAGTCTGCTACTGAACTGCTAAGCGTGTTGCCGATACGCGGCTGGAATGTCAAATTACCCGTTCGTGACATGAACAGTCGGCCTTGCTCGGCCTGGTTGATTGCTGCCAAATACGCCTGAACCGATGTGCCATTGTCAACCGTAAACGCTGCTGAACCGCCAAGTGTTTGTGTGCCTGTACTAATTGCGCGTTGAGCAATTGGGAAGTCAACTTCTGGAAGGTTAAGAACTGCTGTGATTCGAGCGCTGGACAATTGTTCGCTGACATTGAATTCGGCCATGTAAGTTTGTGACAATAAATAAAAATCATCCGCACAATAAACCGTGACCGTGTCAATACCGCCCAACGCAAAGTTGTAATCGTAATTAACAACAAAACCTTTGAACAGATATTGTTTGACATTGTTTGTGTCGTAGCGGGCAAAGCGTATTTTTCTCATCGGCGCTAAACCCGGCTGTTCAGTGGTTGCATCCCAATATGGTGAATCCTCGTTGAATGGGTTGAAAACGCCTGTTGTGTCAAGCATCGTGAATGCCATTGTGCCTGCACTGAATTGATCGCCAATGTCTTGCCGACCGCGTTTGATTGTTACATTGTCGCACCCATCTAAAACGCTGGCAAAGTTAGTTGTGCCGTTAAGCACAAACTGAGTATTGTCCAGCACAGCCATAGTTGCTGAATCAAGTGTGAACGCATCCTGCAGAAATCCTGTATCAATTTCTAATTCGTAATTACCAGATTGAACTACTGCTGTGCCCGCCATTATGCAACCTGAATTTGTGCTGGCCCTGCTGAACGATTGTAAGCGCGAATTGCGTTAACTACTGCCTGCCCAATCTCGGCGCTGGTAGCAAGACCGCCAGTGACATTTACTGTTACACCGCCACCATTCATGCTGCCAAGTTGTGATAACGGAATAATTGCCTCTGGGCCTTTTTCACCCACCATTGCCAAAGTTGGCCCTGTAACAATTCCACCATTAGCGAAACCTGGAATGTTTATATTGCCTATATCAAAACTGCCAAACGAATCTTTTAGGTCAACAAGTTTTCTAAACATGCCAATCAGCACACCTAGCGGCCCTGTCACAACTATTATTGAATTACCAAACATGTCGAATGCGCGTGACATTGCCTGAAATTTAACTTCTAAATAAACCATTGCAGCAGTCAACGCAATGACAGCGGCCGCGACAAGAACATAAGGGTTTGCGCTGGTTACTGCGTTCAATGCGACCGTTGCAATTTTTGTGAGTACCAGTGTGGCTTGATAAATTTTCATTGCAACATTGGCAGCAATCACCGCTGTTGCAAGTGTGCCGATCACGCCAATAAATATCAAAAACATTTGTGTGTTTTCTTGTGCCCAATCAGCAACAGGTTTTAGGATGTTTAATAATCCAAGTAGCGCTGGCAGTAGTGCAGCACCGATTGATTCTTTAGTTTCATCAAGCGCAATTGTCATGCCTTTCATACGACCTTCAAACGAATTCGCTGCTGTGCTGGCCGCGCCACCAAACGAAACCGCTAGCGCGTTAGTGATGTCATCAAGACTGCTACTTGAATCAATCACACCTTTTAACGATGGGTCAAGTTTTGTTAACGCCGCAGTCTGACCATTAGCCGCTTTACCTAACGCCAGTGTGACCGTTTCCAAATCCTTGCCAGTAGCCGCCGCTATGTCAAGTGCAGTAGTCATCAAACCTTGTGCGACCTCTACCGAACCAGTCGAACGAACCAGGCTCGCCATCGCAGGCCTCAAATCGTCATCGGCTACAGAAAACGCCTTTGACATACTGCTAATGAATTGCTCATTGCTCGCAATCACATCATCAGTAGCCATTGCCGATGTGCGTAACTGTTGAGCCAATAATTCTTGTGCCTTTTGATCTTCGGCCGCTGCCTTCGCTGCGA